CATCCTGACCTGCCTAAAAATGCGGAAGAAACATTCGACAAGGTGGAGAAGTCTCTTGTCGAAAAAGACCACTGGGATGTCTTTGACAGGGACCTAGTTCACCAACGCCTAGAGCAGGCTAGAGGTAACGTAGACGCTTTGGAAAGAATCTATGCGGAACAAGACATGATTCACAAGCTCTACACTACTTTAGCTGAAGAGGTTGGAGAGTCGGTTAAGAGAGCCGAGAAAGCGAAGAAGACAAAGGGCACCGTCACTTTTGATATCATGGAAGACGGAGTGGCCAAGCAGGCGGTATACGGTTACGAGGAGTTGCTTACTGAGGTGTATTCAAACCTCGATAAGTTCTTGGCTGTTAAAGAACTGTGGGCTGAGTACGGAACCCACCTTTCGCTGGGGATGCTTCAACGTAAGTTTATCTACGAAGGCACAGGAACAAGGGGCATAACTCGTAGAAAAGACTTAGGGTTCAGGCCCAAGATGAAGGGTGTAGACTATGACCAGTCTATGGAAAGGAAGGCTTATATGCAGGGAGTTAGAGGGTCCAGAAGCCAACGTCAATTCCTAGCGGAACTCAGACAGGCGACTAACGCCTCAGACCTAGAGGCTGCTTTAGGTAAAATAGGTAAAGACTCTAGAAACGGGTTCGCCAGAACTATGGGTTGGTATCTTAACGCTTTGCTCAGTAACCCTGTGACTTGGGGCGTTAACATGGTTGGAAGCGCTATTATGAAAGGCTTTAGAGACTTTGAGGTCATTGCGGGAAGCATGGCGCAGTTCGCGCATACTGGTAATGCTGACCTGCTAAGAACTCGTATTAAAGCCATCTACGACATGGAGTCTTTTATGGAGGCATGGAAGTATGCCGCTATTAGCCTTAAAGAAGGAGAGCCAAGAAGTATCGCTGGGCACACCGCTTATTCGGACAACAGGTTTGAAGATATGAAATCAGGGTGGCACTTCGGAGACGGAGACGACCCCCTGACTAGGGCGGGTAATTGGTTTGGTAATCTTGTATCAGGACCTTCTAGAGTCCTCATGGCTGGTGATGAGTTCTTTAAGCAGTGGAACTACCGCTCATACGTAAAGGCAGATTTAGCTATGGAGGCGCACAGGAGAGGCATAAAGGACCCGTACGAAATAGCCTCTTACGTTAGAGACTCCTTTGAATCACACATGACCAAAGAAGGGCGCATAGCCAATGAGGCCAATGTTTATAAAGAAGCCGCGCAAGCAGCGGACGACAACGGGCTTAGGTTTGGAAAAAGAGCCTCCTTTATTGACGAATACATGGATGAGCACTTTTACGAAAACAACCTGAGACTTGATAACGGCTTTGTCTACCGGACTACAGAGCAGAGAGACTTACTAGTTAACAGAGCCACCGACTGGGCTTTGGTTAACACTTTCACAAACAATCCTTCTCATCCATTTGCTAGGTGGGTTTCTAAAACAGCTATGGCGCACCCTTGGCTTTCGTTCGCTATTCCCTTTGTTAGAACCCCGACAAATATCCTTACGTTCGCCATGAGCAGGGTAATCCCGCTACCCGGATGGGGCAAAGCACATCAAGCATTTGATGTTCAGGATGTGCTGGATAAAAGAGGCAGGCCCGGCGGCTATAGCGCTTTGAGTCCTAATCTTAACAGATTTACGGTAGGCAGTGAGCAGGCGATAATGAACACTAATCGTTACGCCAAAGCCGCAAGAGGGCAAGACACCGGGATGGAGCTTCCAGCGGACGCTAGGGAAAGATACGAAAATTCAGAGTGGAACGAACCTGTAGTGAAAAGGGAAGAAATACCTTTAAAGAAGGCAGACGGAACACATCAAGCTCCCGCGTTCATTAGATATGGCGAAGGCCCTACTGGAACAATCCACATAGACGAAGCTAGAATCAAAGAGATGTATGACCGAAAAGCTTGGAGAGCGGACGGGCCTAACGTGGTTCCGGGGGTAAAGCCCCTAGATGACAAGCACTTCAAAACCCCTGAAGATTTTGAAAACTTTGTTATGGAGCACGAAAAAGCGCATCAGTATCTCAAGCAAAGGAAGCGCGAAAACGAATCAAAGGGTGACTATGAAAACAGAGTAAACCAAGAAGCTTTGAAGCGGCTTGAGTTTAATAAAAATCACGGCTATGGCTGGCAAAAGCAGCTAAAAGAGCAATACGGTGATATGCCGTTTTCTGAGGCTATGGCGAAAGAGCACCTACACGCGCAAGCGCAAGCTGGTGCGGTAGCCGCAGCTGAGCACCACGGAAGACTGACTACCGCTGCTATGATGACGGCAAGTTCGTTGTACACTATAGAGCTTATTCAGGAACGTATTACAGGTTCCCCACCAGAATCTAGAGCTGCTAAAGCTGCGTGGGATGCTGCTGGAAAGAGGCCTTGGTCTATTCTAGTTGGCGAAGGAGAAGACGCTAAATGGGTTAGCTACCAAAGAATGGACCCGTTTGCTACCATTATAGGTATATTTGCTGATATCGTACACATGACTCCTGCTTTATTGGGAGAAGACGAAGCGATGGGCATGATTGCGACTGACTCAGAGATAGAAGACGGTATGCAGGCTATGTCTAAGATAGCCGCAATCATCACAATGACATTCACCAATAACATCACTAACGGGTCTTATGTAGAGGGGCTTTACGAAACTATGGAAACTTTCAGGGACCCTACTAAGGCCCCTGAGTTTCTAGCGAAAATCGCATCTGGGTTCGTTCCTACGGGGCTTACTTGGACAGAAAACCTAGTAGAAAAAGACCCTCAAATTTATGAGGCTCGTAAGTTGCTAGACCATGTGATGAAGAAAGTCCCAACCTATATGCGCCCAGATATGCCTGAGACGCCTGTGACGACGGCTAGGCTGGAACCCAAAAGGAACTGGCTGGGAGAAAAGATAAAGAAGACAGGACCGTTCCTTCCTTCTTTTATTGGTCTTGGTCAGCAAGTTCCCTCTTCAACAGACCCTGTTGACTTAGAGCTTCTTTCTATAGGTAAAGGGTTCTTACAGAGACCCTCTATATGGAGCGGCGTGTTGGACACTAAGAAGTTCAGAAACACTAACGGAGGTCAGTCAGCGTACGACAGGCATCAAGAGCTGCTTTCTACTATGAAGCTTGGGGGAAGAACTGCTAGGCAGTCTATTAGGGCGTTAATTGAAGGCTCTAACTACCAAGCTCTTCCCCCGGCTACAGACATGACTATTGGGAAGACGCATCCAAGACAGAGAGCTATAGCTAAAATACTTAATTTCTACTCAGACCACGCTAAAAACCAAGTGATGGAAGAGTACCCGGAATTGAGACAGGCTTATTACCAAACCTTACAACAATAACCCCAGAAAAAATGGCAGAATCATATACAGAAATCACTCTAGGAGCGGCTGCTTCAGGCACTAATGGGGTGGATAACGTAAACCACGGTCCTTGGACATTCGACTACATCAACACCGGAGACATCGAGGTGCGTGTTAAAGTAAGTTCTACTTGGCACCCAATAGTTGTATCCAGTGTAAATACGACCACGAAAATCGTCACCCTAGAAGCGGCTCCTGATGTAGCCACTTCAGGCGGGGGAGCAGGTGCGGCTGAAGGAGACACTTTGAGAATCTACAGGGCCACTTCATTAGCTCCTTTAGTAGACTTCCAAGCAGGCTCACGAATTTCTGAAGCAGACTTGGACAACGCTTACAGACAAGGTCTATTTGCGGCTCAAGAGGTAGCTGAGGACGCAAATACGACAGGGGAAGCGGGGGCTACAACGCTTACAGCGGATTCGGTTGAATTATCGCATATGACCGACAATTCGGTCGATACTCCTGAGTTAGTAGATGATTCGGTCACAGCGGATAAGATTGATAATGGCGCTGTTGGAGCAGCGGCGTTGGCTTCTACGTTGGACCTTAGTGATAAGGAGGTAACCTTGAACGCGACTACATTGAACCTAGCTGGGGCTCAATTTGGGGGTATCCTACCTCTTGCTAAAGGGGGGACTGGCTTATCGGCAAAAGCGCCGGGAACTATTCTGGAGTATATTTCAGGTCCTTGTGACGGGCACACTGTGACGAAATCTACTGGCGTTGGGACTCATATATTCCCTAACGCAGCTGCACAAGTACTCACAGATACTCACGCGACTGTGAGTGGTTCTTTGTTCAATTATACCCCTCCCTCAGGAACTAAATGGGTTTCTTATGAGCTAAACTTCACTATTAGCAGAGATGACACTTTTGTTAATTCCTTTGGTATGTTCAAGTTTTGGCTAGGAGAGGCTGGTGGAACAGATACTGGTTCGTATACTGAAGTTACAAATGCGAAGTTTGGAATAGGTAACTCAAGTCAGCACGGAGACAGGGCCTCTTTTAAATGGGTTATCCCTATTGACAGTGATTATCAATCAGGAGGAGCAGCGTATGGCGCTATTGATTCTTGGGGAGCCAATCGCTACCTTAAGCTTACGGCTAGGCATTGGGTAAATGGCTCAGACATCCGTAACGTGAAGCTTAATCAGCTGATGCTATGGGACGACGATGCAGCCTCAGGCGGCGGGGGCGATGACACTAGCGTGGAATCTACGCTTCTTAGCGCACCAACCTTAACTGTAATAGCCTCGTTGTGATGGAATCTACGCATTTTCCAGCGGCCATAGGCATCATTGGGATGCTAGGGTCGTTTACTTTGACTGAACTCAATATGGTAGTTGGTATTGCCGTAGGGGTTACCACCCTATGCTATTTACTATTAAAGACTTACAAAGAATGGAGAAAGAAATAAACAACCAAGAGGAACGTCTTAAAGACCTCCAGAGCCTACTCATTAACGAGTTTATCTCTCGTATTGAGTCAGGAGAGGCAGCTCCAAGTGACTTGAACGCCGCCAGACAGCTTTTGAAGGACAATGGAATCCATGCGGGTCTGTCGAAGGACAACCCGATGGAGAATCTTGTGAAAATCTTACCTTTCGACGAGGCAGCAAATGGCTAAGAAAAGAAATTACAGAAGAGAGTACGACACTTACCACAAGCGTAAGCGCCAAAAGAAAAGGCGCGCTGGCCGCAATAAGGCGAGACGCATGATGATAAAAAAGAAGGGTAAGAGTAAGCTGAAGGGCAAGGATGTTCACCACAAGGACCGCAACCCGAGGAATAACAAACGCTCTAACCTGAGGATTCAGAGTAAGAAGAAAAACAGGGGAAACAACAAGTAAACCTATGGAAGTCCCAGATAAGCTGAAAGACTTTCGCAATTTTCTATACATAGTATGGAAAGAGCTTAACCTACCAGACCCAACTACTATTCAATATGAAATCGCTGATTACATGCAAAAAGGAGATAGACGAGCTATTATCGAAGGCTTTAGGGGAGTCGGTAAAAGTTGGATATGCTCTGCATTCGTTGTCCACCAGCTCTTGCTCGACCCAAGAAGAAACATCCTTGTTGTCTCTGCGTCAAAAACAAGAGCAGACGATTTCAGCACTTTTACACTTAGACTCATCCATGAGTTACCTCTTCTCGCTCATTTGCGACCAAGTGAAAAACAAAGATTCTCTAAAATCAGCTTTGACGTCGGACCCGCGCCAGCCTCCCACGCCCCCTCCGTCAAATCCTTGGGAGTCACGTCTCAACTGACGGGCTCACGGGCTGACATCATCGTCGCAGACGACATTGAGGTGGTGGGCAATAGCGCCACCCAAGGGATGCGCGACAAGCTTGGCGAACAGGTCAAGGAGTTCGACGCAATCATCAAGCCCGATACTGACTCCAAGATATTGTTCCTTGGAACACCACAGTGCGAGGACACAATCTACAACAAGCTCACTGAGCGGGGATACAAAAAACGCATTTGGCCTGCTAAATACATCACAGAAAAGGTCAATGAGACTGGGTATGACGGGTGTGTTAGTGAGTTGTGTGTTGATGAGAGCAGGGTAGGGGACTCCACAGAGCCCCTGAGGTTCTCTGACATCGACCTAGCGGAGCGAGAAGCGTCCTACGGGCGCACCGGGTTCGCCATGCAGTTCATGCTGGATACCCGGCTGAGCGACATCGAGAGGTTCCCGCTGAAGACCAGCGACCTCATAGTGATGTCTGTGGACCCCGAGGTGGCTCCTGAGAAGCTTGTGTGGGCCAGAGACCCTAAACTGGAGTGGGACTCCTCTGTGCCCAATGTGGCGCTCTCAGGGGACAGATTCTACCGCCCTATGGAAGTCCTTGGGGACTACATCCCATACACAGGCTCTGTGATGGCTATCGACCCCTCAGGACGGGGTAAGGATGAGACCGGATACGCCATCGTCAAGATGCTCAATGGATACCTCTACGTGGTAGATGCCGGGGGTCTCCAAGGCGGATATAGCGACGAGGTCCTCAAGGCCCTTTCAATAAAGGCCAAACAACAGAAGGTGAACTTCATCGTGGTCGAAAGTAACTTCGGGGACGGGATGTTCGTGGAGCTTTTCAAGCCCATCCTTACCAAGATTCACCCATGCACCATCGAGGAAGTCAGACACAACATCCAGAAAGAGAAAAGAATCATCGATACCCTAGAACCCGTGATGAACCAGCACAGGCTGGTGGTTGACCCGAAAGTCATACAACATGACTATGAAAGCGCACAGACTTATCCGCTAGAATCACAGCTGAAATACCAGCTAATCTACCAGATGTCCCGCTTAACGAACCAAAGAGGGGCCATTACGCAGGATGACCGCCTTGATGCACTCAGTATGGCGGTCGCATATTGGACAGAACAGATGGCTCAGGACGCTGATAAGCGCATGAATGAGCGTAAAGTAGACCTTCTAGACGAGGAATTAAGGCGATTTGAGGAGTCCTACAAGGGTAAATCAAGCCTACAAACCACTTGGATGTGAGAAAATGGCCACTATACAACCCCCAAACCATATCAATGTGGCTGGTATACGCATCCCAGTCCACATTAAAGAAGAAATGCCGGGTCGTCTCGCTGAGTATGACCCCGAAATGCGGTGCATAAACATCCACGTTAGCGTCCTAAGGGACCGACAGCTGTTCAGAGCTACGCTAGTTCACGAAGTGATCCATTGTGCCCTCGACTTGGCTGGCATATCGTTCAACACAAGCAGAGTCCTTTCTGAAAAAATAGAAGAACAGGTGGTCTCAGCAGTAGAGAGCCTAGCCGCTCCAGCCATTATAAGGGTGTGGAGGTTGTAAGAGAGGGCATATATGGAGACCGGGGGACGCTCTAAGTACACTTAGAGTTGTCCTACGGACAAGAATAACAATCCACCTATAATGGATGTGGAATGTGAGTTATAAGTGGTTATTAGCACTTATAAGCCCACCAACAGCGCACTCATAGTGTAACCCTGAGTGACCCTTGTCAAACATAAAATGAAAAGACGCTTCAGACGCCAAGTGCGCTCCAGACAAAGGAGGCGCAGAGTAGCCAAAAAAGACTTTTGAGCTTGTCCGTAGACAGGTTCTACCTACGTTTTGTTGCGTGTTGTGTGTTGTGTGTAACGCAAAGTCCCTTGGCCCTCTCAACGAGGGCTGAGGGGCAACGCTTCCAGTGAAACCAATGGGCTCTAAAAGAGGTAAATACGACAAAGGACGAGACCGAACTAACAGGAAACCCGACTACCTACGTGGTCTCTCCTCTTCGGTCAACAAAGCGTGTGACGACTGGCTCAGGAAAAAGGGACTAAAAGCTCTTAGCTGGAAAGAGCAACTCAAAGGGAAGCAAAATGAAGGTCATTGATGTCTCAAAATACTGGGGTCAAATACAGACCATCAGCAAAAGGGCTGTTATCAAGAGCACCTTGGAGAAGCTATCTGAACACCTAGAGGGAGATGAGAAAGCTACAGGCTTGCTCAAGGAACTCAGGGCCCTTTGTTTAGGTAAAAATATCTGAGAGGGTAACGCTTTAGCGTGATTAGGGGCCGCCCCCCATACCCCCCGTCCGCTGCCGGAATCCACCTCGCTCTCCTCGCTCCTCCGCGCCAGACCGTAGGCATTACTTGCCTCCTCCGCGCTGGGACGCACAGGGACCGCCCAATGCGCGCCCTTGGACGGGCTTAAAGTGGCGCATTGGAAGAGCCCGTTGCCTCTCCTAAGCGCAGCCTTGGGGTGGTTCGCTCGTGATTGATTGTGCTGGCGTTTTTTCACTATCACGCACCTAGATA